GCTTACCTTATGAAAAATCTGCTCACTAATTCAAAGGGCGAATTTTTAGGAAAGGAATAAAAAAAAGGGAGTGGAAACTCCCTTCGCTTTATCCCAAACCTTAAAACTTAATTATGAACGCGGTGCAAAGATATGAGAAATTTATTTACAAGTTTATTTTTGCTTTCGCTAATTGCTTCCTGCTATACTGAAAAAAAAGCGGCTAAGCATATCGACAAGGCAAATCGTAAACAGCCTCAGGTAGTGGCTGAGAAATTCGCGCAATTATTCCCAATAACAGCGGACACGATCTATAAAGAAATATTAAACGATTCTATACGCTTTGAGTTCATTCGGGCGGTTGATACCTTAATAGTTAACACGACCGACACAATCGTCCAAAATAGGCTTATAAAGGCAAAGCAGATCGTCACAAAATATAAGCCAGTTGAAAAGCTCGTTAGGGTAGTAGATAGTGCAAACTCAAAAGCCTACCGATTAAAAGCTGAAAAGCTAGAGCGTAAGTCTCAGATCATGAACTGGTGGCTTATTGGGTTGCTTCATTTGCTCGTCATTATTTTATTAATCTTAATTTTTAAAAAATGAAACCTAGTCAAAACGCGATTAACTTAATTAAGAAGTGGGAGGGGTTCAGGACAAACGCTTACCTGTGCAGTGCAGGAGTGCCAACAATCGGCTTCGGTTCGACGACGTGGGGCAATGGTCAAAAGGTTAAAATCGGGGAAATCGTGAGCATGAAAACGGCTGAGGTTTTACTTTTAAATGATCTAGCGAAAAGATCAAAAGCATTGGAAGGGCTTAACCTTAATCAGAATCAGTTCGATTCGCTTTTGTCTTTTATTTATAATGTAGGAATAGGAGCTTTCAATCGTTCTCAGTTGAAAAAATTAATTGTTTCAAATCCTAATGACGAGGCAATAAGGGAGCAATTTATGCGCTGGAAAAAGGCAGGGGGCAAAGTATCGCAGGGATTAATTAACAGGCGCACTGACGAGGCAAATCTATACTTTAAATGAATAAGACACAGCTCGCAAAAGAGTTCAGGATCAAACACCCTGACTTTCCTACTTTAAAGCTCGCGCGTATTATGTACGATGAGCATAATCTAGTATTTAAAAACGTTGAGGACGCTCGTAGCTTTTTACGTAGAGTAGAAGGGAAAAAAGGAGCAAAAGATAGGGAGCGACTTAAAAAAGGCTTAGGCGAATTTTACAGGACTGAGGATCGTCCGCGTAATCCTTACAACCTTCCAGTATCTGACGAGGTAGAATACAAGCCTTTTGTGTTTCCACATCACAATAAAGTCGGGATCTTATCTGACATTCATTTGCCTTATCACAATTTAGATGCGCTGACTGAGGCGTTAACCGTACTTAAAAAAGAACAGGTTGACGCGGTTCTGTTAAATGGAGATACGATCGACTGTCATCAACTTTCGCGCTTTGTCAAAGATCCTAAGAAACGCGACTTTAAATATGAGCTTGATACCTTAAAAGTTTTCTTTGAGCGGCTTCAAGAAATACTTAAATGCAAAATTTATTTCAAGATCGGAAATCACGAGGCGAGATACCAGCAGTTTCTTTTTATGAAAGCTGGCGAACTTGCAGGGATCGAGGACTTCGAATTTTCAAACCTGATCAAAGCACGCGAGCGCGGCGTCCAAATGATTGAAAGCAACCAATACATGAAGATCAACGGACTTAACGGCATTCATGGTCATGAATACTTTGGCGCATTCAGTCCTGTAAACATCGCGCGCGGACTTTACATGAAGGGCAAAACATCAGCCTTTCAAGGACACAACCACCAAACCAGCGAACACACAGAAACCGATATGAACGGAAATATTACAACGACATGGAGCGTCGGTTGCTTGTCTGAGCTTAACCCTTCCTATATGCCACTCAATAAATGGAATCATGGCTTTGCGTGGGTTGAAATGGATAGCAATGGTCAGGACTATAAATTTCATAACAAACGAATCTATAAAGGCAAAACTCTATGAGTGACGAGGAACTGCAAGGAGAAATTGTTTTCACTACGACGGCTGAATACATTCAGTCGGCGTGTTCTGCTTTGTCGTCAATGGCTGAGCTTGATCCAATGATCATGAATAAAGCGGACGAGCTAAGGGTTAAAAGGATCAAAAAAAAGTGTATCAAAATAATTGATATTTGCGTCTCCGAAATGTACGACGAGTTATTTGAGGAGGACGCTGACGATTAGGGTTTGTTTTTCATTTTTGCATAAGTTACCCCCTGTTATTTCTATATCGGGGGTTTTTTTATAAAATTATTTTTGCGCTTAACTTATTGTTTTTCAATAGCTTAACTATTGAATAAAAATTATTTTAAAAAAAAGTTTAAAAAAAATTTGGAGAAATGATAAAAAGGATATTATCTTTGTGAAACAAAAGCAAAAAACCTAAAACTTAAAACAATGACAAACGAAAAACTACAAATCGCAACTGAAATTCTGAATCAATTAGGCGGTAAAATGTTTACCATGATGACCGGATCAAAAAACTTTGTTATAGTTAATAACGGATTAAGAATGCAGTTAACTAGAAACAAATCAAAAGCTAAGTATTTTACAGTAACATTAAACGCTATGGATGTTTACGAGTTAGAATTTGCTAACTATAATAAGCAACTAGAAAAAACTGTTTCTATTAAATACGAAAATGTTTACTGCGATCAATTAAAAAATATTTTTACTGAGGTAACTGGACTTTATACTAGATTCTAAAAAGCTCAGGGGTGCGGCTGATCAACGCACAAAAAAAACTTTTAAAAAAAATAAAAAAAGTTTTGGAAAATAAAAAACATCCCTTATCTTTGTGAAACAAAACGAAAAAAACTTAAAAACATGAACATCTTAACCTACACACTTAACGACAAAAAAACAGTTGTACTTGCTAAAAAAACAAAGTTCGGAATCAATCCCTTGACTTATGCTAATGATACAATGGCATACAAAAAAGCTAACGAACTGCGCTCAATAGGAATAAACTGCAACGTTTATCAGGCTTGGGGAAATAACGTTGTTAGATACATTAAACTAAATTAATTAACTCAGGGGCGCGACTGATTAACGCGCATATTTTTAAACCAAAAACAAAACAAATGGAACAAACAAAACAAGGCAGAAAAAAATTGCCTGCCGAACTCAAAAAAAGATCGGTCGTTATTTACCTGCCTACTCACATGGTTGACAAGATCGGAGCGAACAAATTAAGAACCGAATTACTTAACCTTTCAAACAAACTTTATGACGCTGCATCATCAAATTAGCACAGACGCGGACGAGGTTGACATCGTTGTCGACTACGATCCAAAAGAAGACACTATCGAAATTATCGAAGTATGCTTCAACAAAATTGACTACACAGATACCCTTAATTATTTATCCAACTTAAACTTTATTTATGAAATCGACTGGAATGAAATCTACAAAGAACAAAAGCGTCAATTCGACTACGATCAACGCGAGGACGCGTGACGCTGTAACAGTTACTATTGGAATCCTGCTAGCTTTATTTGCTGATCATTTATTTAACCTACTTTAAAACTTAATCATGAATTACTACAAACAACCCTACACCAATGCTGTTGCCCTTATTGCTGACACCTACATAATAAAAGCGAACAGGTGCCTACTAGTTGCCTACGACGAGGGCGAAATGTACTATAAGACAACGCTCGCTGAGATTCTAGAAAATTGGAATCCATGCACTCAGGACGAATTTAACGACACTTATTCTGAAACCTTAAACAACCTTTTAAAGTATGCAAAAATCTGAATCAATCAAAAACATTGCGAAGGCTCTCGCTTTGTTTCACGTCAAAGTTGACACAATTAAAAAGGACGCAAAGAATCCTTTTTTTAAAAGTAGTTACGCCTCGCTCCCTAATATCCTGGATGCAATTAACGAGCCTTTGATCGAGTGCGACCTTTCCCTTGCTCAGTTCCCTAGCGGCGAGAATGGACTTACTACGATCTTAATGCACAGCTCAGGCGAATGGATGTTAGCTGAGTATCAAATGCGACCAGCGAAGGACGATCCACAAGGACGCGGATCTGCAATAACATATCAACGTCGTTATGCAATAGCCTCGATCCTTTGCCTAAACATTGACGAGGACGACGACGCAAATCTCGCCACTCACGGAAGGTCAAACCCTGACGAAAAGCAATGGTTAAACGCAGGTACTGAGCAGTTCAAATCCGCTTTGGCTTATATTCAGAATGGAGGGACTATTGATAAGATTAAAGAAAAATACAAGATATCTAAGGAAGTCGAAAAATTACTAAACAAATAAAACTTAAAGCAATGAAAAATTTAAAACAAACCATTACAATCGAGGTAAAAATTACAACAGATTATTTTCTTTTCAGTCCTATCGACGGCAACAGGAATCTAAACCTGTTGCACTTGAACAAGTTGAAAAAGTCAATGGCTGAAAATTATCTTTACACTGTTATAATTGTAAACGAAAAGAAACAAATAATCGACGGGCAGCATAGATTCCAATGCTGCAAGGAATTAAACTTACCAGTTTATTATATTGAGTGCGAAGGCTACGGACTTGAGGAAGTTCACATCCTAAATCAAAACTCAAAAAATTGGAACGCTGACGATTATCTCGAAGGTTATTGTAAGCTAGGATATGATCACTATATTGAGTACTCAAAATTTAAAAATAAATTTGGATTTGGTCACAATGAATGTATGTTGCTGCTGGGAGACTTAGGGAACGGACAAAACGTTAACGAATTTTACAGCGGTAATTTTAAAATTAAAAACTTTAAACAGGCTTATAGTATAGCGTCGAAGCTTGTTCAAATCGGAAAGTATTATGAAGGCTATAAAAGGAGATCATTTATCAGAACCATGAACGAGATTTTTAAAAACCCTCAATTTGATTTTGATCAGTTTCTGCAAAAGCTAAGGATTCAGCCTACTGCATTACAGGACTGCAATAACATTGACCAATACAAACTACTGATTGAGGAAATTTACAACTATCGTACACGTCAAAAAATCAATCTAAGATATTAACTTTATGGAGGACTGGCACTCACACACTGAAAACTTCGGTTCGTTTTATCCTCACTACCCTAACCCGAAACAATCCCTAATCACTAAAATCAAAAACTTATGCTACCGATTATCACAAAAGACCTTACAAAAGGTCAGATCAAAACAATGGCGCAGGAAAGTTTCCAGTCGCTAACTGAATCAGGTCGAATCCTAGAGGCTGCTGATATGCTCGCAAAAATGGAGCTGTTTATTAAGGAGCTAAAAAGCAATCCGGAATACATTGACTTTCTACGTTATGAAGTCGCAAAGTATGGAAGTTCTACAACCTTAAACGGAACGAGGATCGAACTCGCTGAGGTAGGCACGAAATACGATTATACTTTTTGCGAGGACGAAATTCATAACGAGCTGATCATTCGCAGGGCTTCATTAGATGAGCAAATAAAGGAACGCGAGGCATTCCTAAAAACATTACCAGCGTCAGGCATTGATGTAATAAACGAGGACGGCGTAGTTTCTAGAATCTACCCACCGTCAAAACATTCTACAAGCTCAGTAAAATGCACGATCCAAAAATGATTTGGCAATACTTAATCGAGGACGTGACTAGCTACAACAAAAAAAAGATCTACGCGAAGGCAGGGGAAAAGGTTTATGTTATCGCGAATCATTCCCCCGTCGCGCTGGTTATATCTGAGAAGGGCGAAAAGTTCGCGACTAAATTTTCCAACCTTAAAAACAAACCTTAATGCCTATCTGTAGCTGTTGTAAACAGCAAATCCTAATCGAGGAAAAATTTATGTCCGCTGAGGACGTGCTTCAAAAAGTCTGCGAGTATTTCCGAGTAAACTATTCTGCGCTGATAAAAAAAGATAGGCGAAGGCATATGGTTGAAATCAGGATGCTAGCTTGTCAGATCCTCTACCACGACGCTTCGCTAGGCTTAACATTGCAGGCAATCGGGGAACTGCTAGGGAAAAAGGATCACACAACCATAATTCACATGCTTAGAAAATGCGAAACGTATTTTTATATTTATCCTGAAATAAAAGAAAAAGTACAAAATTTACATTTTTTTATTTACGGACATTGCAATAATATAAAGTTTTAGTATCTTTGTAAAAATCCACACACGTAGTAGCCGACGAGTTTGGGTTAATTAAACCACCAATAAAGGGGTGTTCGATGCGGCTACCATTGAACGCCCTTTTTTATTTTATGCCAATAGAAAAAAGGTATTACTGCTCTTCAAAAAGAAACTTTTTGAGAGTAAGCAAAAGCGATTGTTCAATTCTATTTCAGATCATTGATGAAGAAACAGATCAGCCTGTTTATTGTGAGCTGGGTATCAATGAACTTATTGACTTAAACAAAGAAATTTATTTTGTAATTAAAAATTATCAAAAAAATGACAAATAAAACAAAAGGTAACGATCCAGCTTTTTTGTTCTATGTCAATGATTTTGATACTGGAACAAAATTTTTTACGGACGAGCAGTTAGGTAAATTTCTTCGTTTGCTAATCGCTCAATTTCAACATGGTCCACTAAGTGAAAAACAAGTGTTATTCATATGTCGCGAACTAGATCAAGACATCTTAAAGAAGTTTCAAAGAGATGAAGAAGGTAACTATTTTAACGCTCGATTAAAAGACGAAATTGAGAAGCGAAAAAAATTTTCTGAAAGTAGATCAAACAATAGAAAAGGTAAAAATAATGAACAAGTCAAAAACATATCTAATTCATATGATGATACACTAGTTCAACATATGGAAAATGAAAATGAAGATGAAGATGTAATTGAAGATTTAAATAAAAATACTATTGATATTTATCCATTTTCAGAAAGTTTTTTAAAAAATTGGAACGAGTGGAAATCTTACAGAAAGGCTCAACATAGATTTAAATACAAGTCCTTAACTAGTGAGCAAAATATGTTTAATTTGCTTGTCAAAAAAGCCAGTAACAGGGAATCTGTAGCTATTGAAATTTTAAATTATACAATGGCTCACGGTTGGAAATTATTTGTTTTACCTAAAAATTATAAAAATGAACCAACAGATCGCGACGCTGATCGCATCGACTACTGGAACAACTTGGTCGAAAATTTCGGAACTGAAGAAGAAAAGAAAACTCGGAGAATTGAGCGACCTTGAACTGAATGAAATGCTTATGAAAATTTATATCCTGATCGGACTTCGTAAGCAACACCAACCCTCAAATTTTGAGCTAAAGGTTTTACTCGAATACCTGCGCGAAAACTATTCAAAGTATGCAGGCGTGGAAATTCAGGTGGCTTTTAAACTAGCTGTAAAGGGTAAGCTAGATATTGACAGCGTCAATCCTTACGACCAGTTTTCAATCCCTTACTTTGAAAAGATCATGCAAGGCTACCGAAAATTTGTTAATCAAGCCTTTGAGGACGAACCTGATCCGATACCTGTTCAACTTCCATACACGATCAGCAAGGAGGAAAAATTGCAGGAAATAGAATCTTATCGAAATTCAACCCTTCGAACTTCGCTACTTCCTCCTTATCTTTACGACTGGATAATGGAGTTTAACCTTGTCGAATTAAATGACGACGAAAAAAGTAAGATGTACGGGAAAGCTACAAAGATTCGGCAAAGTGAACTTTACGACGAGGCAATGGAGCGAGGAGATTTTAGGGAATACAAAAGATTCATGAAGTTAAAAGCTGATCATTTTAAAGATATTCAACCCTCAGACACAGCATCAATCGAATTTATTTACAGACGCTTAATCGTAAAAAAATACTATGGCAAATAAAGGAACGCTATTTTTTGCAGGAGGTAAATGGAAGATTATGGCTTGCACTTATTGGGAGGACGAAGTTTATTCCGTATGTCATGAGCTTGTACCTGCACAGCAAAGCTATCTGAATTTAACTGCTGATCCTAGCGACGAGATTCACAGCGTGCAATACGAAGTCGTTGACGAGTTTTCGCACCCTGAGGAATTTTTGGGAGTGCCTTTGTTTGAAGGAAAAAACTTTGCTAGATTAATTTAAAACTTAAACAATGAAACAAACATCAATCGATTGGTTAGTAAAAGAAATAGAATCTTTTGGTATTGATACTAAATTTATTAGTGAATCAATAAATCAAGCCAAAGAAATGCACAAGCAAGAGATAATTGATGCGGTTGGAGTAGGTAGTCAATTTAATAGAAATTATTTATATGGCTATCACGATAAAGCAGAACAATACTATCAAGAAACATTTAAACAACCTAAACAATGAAAGAAATGCTTATTGACTTAGAGCAACAAATACACAGGCTGCAAGTATCTACAAAAGAGGAAAGAGATAAATTTATTTTTCAAATTTGTAGAGAGTTGGTTTTTATAAAGATTGAACAACTAAAAAATGCAGATCAAGAAAGTTGACACAAACCAGCGTGAAATTATGACAAGCCTTCGCAAAATAGCAGGGGTAAGTGTTTCCTCAACTCACACAATCGGCAAAGGGTTTCCTGATATTGCAGTAGGCTACAAAGGGAAAAACTATCTTTTTGAAATTAAGGACGGAGAGCGTCCGCCTAGTCAAAGAAAGCTCACGCCTGACGAAATAAAGTTTTTTGATTCGTGGACTGGTCAAATTGATGTAGTTTTGTGTTTAAATGATATACTTAAAAAAATTGGAATAAGTGAATGAATGTAGGGAAATAGTGGAACATGCTTACAATGATCCGAAAATAAACGAGGTCATTAGTAAAATTAACCCTACTGACCTGCAAGCTGATCTTAAACAGGAATTCGCTTTAATACTTTTGGAATATAACTGCCAGGACTTAATCAGGATCAAGACACGCGAAAACTTTACAGGCTTTGCCCTTCGCATTATTTACAACTTAGCCTACTCGTCAACTTCGCCTTTTTATTACAAATACAAAAAAAGCGCAATCGATAAGGCTCGCGAATATCTGAGGCTGAGCATGATTAAAAACGATCTAGGAAGCGCGGACACAGCTCAGAGGGTACTAGATAAAAAGTTACTATCCAGCGCAAAGGATGCTCACGAATCAATAATATTCCAAAAATATGTCGAACTTCGAAACTGTGTCAAGGTTGCGGAATTTTTTGGCATACCTCAAAAGCACGTTTTTAACGTTGTCAAAGAAACTAAAAAACAGCTCAAAAATGAAATCAATAAAGTTAATCGGTAGTATTGGATCAATGCTCGTGGACTATTTCATAACAGCATCAATATTTCTATTCTCTATTTTCCTACTAATAAAGTTAGTATCATGCTTATTTTAATCGCAGCGGTATTTTTTTCGTTTTATTTTATTGAGATCGCAGCCATTCCTAACTGGATAAAAGCAAAGCTGAAATTTCCTAAGGGGAAACGGCTTAAGCCTTTGGACTGTTTTATCTGCTTATCGGTTTGGGTTGCGGCGGCTTTATATTTTTTCCCTGAGGTCGCTCACTTTGTAGCTGTAACTTTTGGCGCAGGTATCACTTCAAACGTAATAGCATGGATGACAAGAAAATAAAAATCTTCGGCTTTGGTCAAAAGGATTCGGGAGTAACTTATCACAGGATCGCGCTGCCTTTGGGTTTTATGGATAACGTTGAAGGTATGGTCAGCAATGCCTTAATGCGTGAGCAAATAGGGGACAGCTTTGATATTTTCCTTTACAATAGAGTCAATCCTTACTCAAATGAGATCGGCTTAATTAGGCAGGGATTCGGCTGCAAAATAGTAATGGATATCGACGACGACTGGAATCTACCAACGAACCACATCAACTATTGGGACTATAAAAACCACGCTCCGATAATTGAGAAAAACCTTTATGACGCGGACATGGTTACGGTTACTCACGAACGGCTAGCGGATAAGGTCAGGAAGTTCAATAATAACGTGCATATTTTCCCGAACGCTTTGCCATTTGGAGAGGATCAGTTTCAGGTAAACAAAACAGAATCGGACAGGGTGCGCTTTTTTTGGGCGGGGGGATGCACTCACGTTGAGGATTTAAGAATTTTAAAGAATCCTGTTCGCAGGCTCAAAGGTCACTTTTACGATGTTCAAATGGTTATCGGAGGCTATGATGAAAGCAATAGTATTTCAAAGCACATTTGGGATACAATGACGGACTTTATGACGGCGAACAGATCACTAAAGCACGAAATACTTAGGACGCTTCCAGTTACTGAGTACCTGAAAATGTACGACAGCGCGGACGTTATGCTTATCCCTTTGGTAGCAAATGATTGGAGCGCTTACAAGTCAAACCTAAAAATTTTGGAAGCTGCTTCGAAAAAAGTTCCTGTTATCTGTCAAGAAGTTTCTCCCTACTCAGACGACGCGGACGCGCCTGTGCTTTGGGTTAAAACACAAGACGATTGGTATCGGCACATGAATTTTTACATAAACAATAAAAAAGCAATACAAGATCATGGCGAAAAACTCCACGAGTGGGCGGTCAAAAAGTACAGCCTCAGAGACGTTAACAAAAATCGAAGACAAGCGTTTGCCGATTTACTTAAAGCATAAACATATTTATGAGCTGTTCGTTATATCAGGCGAAGTCATTAACTTTACACACGAAGCACAGGACGAGCTTTTGAGCGTGTATAAAATCGATTTCCCACACCATACCTACAATAAGCGTTGTCCTGCTTGCGTAGCTGAATTTTTATCAATGGCTTACCGACACTATGAATCTATTATTTGACAAAATTATTGAACTGATTAAAAAATACCCTAACGATCAGGATCTAGGGCGCGAACTCCGTAAACTTTTAAACAATGCAATACATACACCCAACAGCACAGATTGGAAAACACGTTACAATTGAAGATGACGTTTACATCGGTCCATTTTGCATTATCGGTTTTCCTGCTGAGTGGAAAGGCATGGAAGGAATCGATAAGGGAGTTTTGATCAAATCAGGCAGCCGCTTAACTGGTCATGTAACTGTTGACAGCGGAGCTGTAAGGCAAACCATAATAGGTAAAAATTGTTATTTAATGAAACACAGTTACGTCGCGCATGACTGCATAATTCAGGACGAGGTAACTCTTTCAGCAGGTGCAAAGGTTGCAGGTCATTGTATTATTGGAACTGCTACTAATATCGGAATGAATGCAACTATACATCAAAGGCAACAAATAGCGCAGGGTTGCATGATCGGGATGGGCGCAGTAGTTACAAAGGGGCTTGAAACAAAAGAGAACTCTAAATACGTTGGCAATCCTGCCCGTTATCTAAGTAAAAATAAATGAAAGTAGCAATAATTTTTTTGGACTATTCAAGGCACGAACACACAAAAAAAGCACTTGAATCAATAGGTAAGGCTGGCTATCCGTTTGACTTATTTACAATTAACCGCTTTGGAGTTGCAGCCGCTTTAAATGAAGGACTAGATAAAACAAATCAATATGACGCTGTTGTTTTTTGTGCGAATGATATTCGAATGCCTGAGGACTGGCTCGCTGTTATGGTTAGCTATTTAAAGAAAATTGAAAATAGTGGCGTAGTTGGTTTTCACACTGTTTTAGATTTACCTCCTATTTCATTTCTAAACGGAATGCCTATACATCAAACGCCTGCAACCTTTGGAAATTGTATTATGTCAAGAAAGCTAATTGACACAATAGGATACTACAACGAGGATCATGATCCATACGGGATGCAAGACTCAGATTTTTGTTATCGAGCAGAAAAAGCTGGTTTTATAAATTACTATATTCCAATTTTAGAAGCTGAGCATATCGGTCATGACGTAGGCAATGGAACGGAATACAGAAAAATGAAAGACGAAAGTTTGATCCGCGTGCATTCAATTTACAACGATATTATTTCTGAGTACGACAGGACAGGCAATTACTACGTAAATAAAAAAAATGGATAAAATAGTTCAGCAAGTTATTGACAAATTTAACCAGCGTTCAGAAATAGGAATAAAAAAATACGGAACGACCTTATACGAAAACGATAAGGACGACTATCTTAACCATTTACAGGAGGAACTTATGGACGCTGTTTTGTATATTGAGAAATTAAAAAGCCAGCAGCCGATTAAATTCGGCAGGTATCATGAAACAACAAACGATCTATGGGAAAAATAAAACTTTCAAAAATCAAAGCGAACCCGAATAACCCTCGCTTAATTAAGGACGATAAATTTAAAAAGCTGGTCAAATCAATCGAGGCATTTCCTGCAATGTTGGACAAGCGTCCGATTGTTTGCGTAACTGACACAGACGGGAAAATTTATCCACTCGGAGGCAATATGAGATTAAAGGCTTTGAAGGAATTAAGCTATTCAGAAATTCCAGAAACTTGGGTAACAATGGCAGACGATTGGACTGAGGAACAAAAGCGCGAATTTATTATAAAGGATAACGTTGGCTATGGAGAGTGGGATTGGGACGATCTAGCGAATAATTGGGACGCTGAGCAGTTGACGGAGTGGGGGTTGGATATTCCTAATTTTGATAATTCGGTAGATTATTCAGATAAAAATAAAGAAATTGATATTGACTCATTAGACAGCTTAATGACTATAAAATTAAACTATACTGAAGAAGATTATATAATAGTCATGGACAGATTAAAAACTATTGCACAAACACCGGAGCAAGCAATTTGGAAACTTTTAGGATATGAATAAACACAGATTTAATTATAAGTGGTATTTAAAAGACGGATATCCTCAAACAAATAATTTAAAAGTTTTTGGAACTTTTATTTGTGGTGGTGGTTCAACAATGGGTTATAAGTTAGCCGGCTTTGATCATTTGGGAGGCGTTGAAATTGATCCTGAAGTTGCTGACGTTTACAAAACAAATCACAGTCCAAAGTATTTATTTGTTGAAGATATTCGCGATTTTGCAAATAGATCAGAATTTCCTGAAGATTTATATAATCTTGATATTTTAGACGGTAGTCCGCCTTGCTCCTCTTTTAGTATGGCAGGCAATAGAGAAAAAGATTGGGGTAAAGAAAAAGTATTTAGGGAAGGTCAGGCACTTCAACGCCTTGACGATTTATTTTTTGATTATATCAAACTTGCAAAAAAGCTACAACCTAAAGTTGTTATAGCTGAAAATGTAAAGGGCTTAATACAGGGCAACGCAAAAACATACGTTCACAGGATAAAAAAAGAATTTGAAGCAGCTGGGTATAACGTTCAATTATTTTTATTAAATGCTGCAAGCATGGGAGTTCCTCAAAAAAGGGAACGAGTTTTTTTTATATGTCAAAGGAATGATTTAAAATATCCAAAATTGAATTTAAATTTTAATGAGACGATCATTCCTTTTGGACAAATAGTTGAAAATATAGAATACAATGATTTAACAAAAAATGAAAATTACTTATGGAGCAATAGAATTTTTGGCGATTCTGATTTTGGAGTTATAAATGTTAGACTTGGAAATAAACAAAATTCATTTACTACAAAATTGTTGTATAAGGATAAGGTGCCTAATACAATCACAGCTGGAGACAACAGTATTTTATTTGATGTACCGAGAAAAACAACAAAAAATGAAGTTTGTCAAATTGGTTCCTATCCTTTAGATTATAACTTTAAAAAAATTGAACCAAAATACTTAATAGGAATGTCAGTACCTCCAATAATGACTGCTCAAATAGCAACTGAAATTTACAAACAATGGTTTTTAATATGATCGCACTTTACAACACAGAAAAAAAACAGCTAATGGCTGTATTCAAAGAAGTTCAAATGGCTTCCGTTTACCTTTACGGAAGTAGATCACGTGAACGCTCGCGCTTGTGGGTTCGAATGATTGACAAAGTAAGGATTGAAAACAGCCTTTTCCCTTTCCCTGTTGCAGTACGTGAGGCTAACTCAAAGCAGGTTAAACTTGTCGGAGATAAGGACGGCATAATTTTTGAAGGTTACCCTGTGGCGAATAAGATAAACGTATCGGGGACGGTTTACAAAAACTTTGAGAATGAAAAAACACACAGCGCTTTACTTTGATTTTTTCGGATACGATACTGAATCTTTTATACCATGTGAAGTCTGCGGATCAAAAGCAGTCGATATTCATCACATACAGCGGCGAGGCATGGGAGGCTCTAAAACACAGGACTACATCGGTAACCTTATGGCAGTTTGCAGGATATGTCATGACAGATACGGCGACAGGACAAAGTACAAAGATTTCCTGAGGGAAATACACGAGGAAAAAATGAATCAAAAAATAGTGAGAAAATAGTGAAACATGGCAAACGAACAGAACTTAAAACCATTCAAAAAAGGCGAGGTTGCAAACCCTAACGGACGACCTCGTAAGTATATCAGCTTACTAAAGGAGCAGGGGTACAAAGCTAGCGAGGTTAACGACACGATTCAGGCGTTAATGGCTATGGATCTAGAGGAATTAAAATCGGTTTGGGATAACCCAAAGGCGACGATCCTTGAAAAAACAATCGCCGGAGCAATGAGGAAAAGCCTTGAAAAAGGTTCGCTGTATTCGCTTGATACTTTGTTAACTCGTGTCTACGGAAAACCGAAAGAGACCAGCACCGTCGAAAATACAGGTAAGATCGAGTTCGTTATTACTAAGGGGAAAACGATCTTATGATTTTACTCTCGTTCATAACAATAGGGGTACTGTTTGCCCTTATGCGCTGGATAGATAAATACTGGAAAGATTAAACTATGGAATACATAATTATTTTATCCTTAGTCGTTGCAGCCATTGGAACTGTTCAAATGATCAAACAGCTTTGGAAATAAATGCAGATACACATACCCGAACTTCACGAAAACCAACAGGCGATCTTTGACGATCAGTCACGCTTTCGTGTCGTTATGTGTGGACGGCGTTTTGGGAAATCGGAGCTAGCGCAATTAGAGATCATTTTCGAGGCTATAAAAGGGAGCGCAGTCGCTTACATTACGCCAACTTATCAACTCGCCAAAACGTTCTTTAAACAGCTCACAAAGGTAATTCCATTTGAACATAACAAATCGGACTTAACGATAACCTTTCCCAACGAAGGCTCAGTTATGTTTTTCACAGGGGAACGGCTCGACGCTTTGCGCGGTCGCAAATTTCATTTAGTAGTTGTGGATGAGGCTTCATTCATTCCGAACCTAGAGGACGGCTGGTTAAACTCAATCCGTCCAACGTTAACGGACTATAAAGGTCGGGCGTTATTCCTTTCAACGCCTAAGGGGAAAAATTATTTCTATTCGCTATTCCAAAAAGGTGGCGAGCCTGAATGGTCAGCGTTTAAATTTAGCACCTACGATAACCCTTATATTGATAAGTCAGAAATAGACGAGGCGCGCAATCAATTACCCTCAGCGGTATTTGAACAGGAATACATGGCAAACGCTATGGAGAACGCTTCAAACCCTTTCGGGAGTGAGCATATCCGCACCTGTGTCAAACCTTTGTCAAATTTACCCCCACTTTATTACGGGATCGACCTCGCGAAATCGCATGACTGGACAGTCATTATCGGTTTAGATATGCATGGTCACGTGTGCAAATTTGATCGATTCCAAAAAGATTGGAAGTCAACGCGTGAGCATATCCTGACGCTTGATCGTTCACGTCCTGTAATGATCGACAGCACAGGCGTTGGAGATGCCATTACTGAGGACTTGCAAAGATCATTTAGCGCGATGCACGGCTTTAAGTACACGTCAACATCAAAGCAGCAAATAATGGAGCTGCTCGCGTCCGCTATTCATAAGCAGGAGATTGGTTTCCCTGAGGGCAAAATAACTGACGAGCTTAACGTGTTTGAGTACGTGTTCACTTCAACAGGGGTAAGATATAACGCTCCGAGCGGATTCCATGACGATTGTGTGAACGCTTTAGCCTTAGCGGTCAGGTGCAAAAATGACCATAAGTTTCAGGGCGTGTATCGGTTTGTCTAATAACTTTGAAAATTTATATACTACATGATGACAATCGAAAAATTTCAACAGCTTTACTCAGTATCATTAATGGAGGCGACTGACCTAGAAAAATCTAGCCTGTACGTTCAGATTATGACAGGATATTCAGCCGAAAAGGTTGACGTTATGTCTATGAAATCCTTTGAGAAAGTGTGTAGTAAAGTCGCTAAATCCTTTGAAAGTTTGTCGGTTAAAATGATCAATTCAAAGCCTAGGCAGTTCGTGAGGGCAAACGGTAGGCTGTATCATTTGACATACGATGTTACAAAAATGAATGCAGGGAAATATGTTGAAGCTGCAACCTTTGGAGCTGATATCATTTTGAACCTTCACAAGATCATGGCAACAATGGCGACGCCTATAAAACTAGGTTTGAAAGGTGTAGTTAAAACTGAGCGAGATCATGAGCTAATTGCTTTTGATATGTTGAAGCTTGATTTTAATATAGCTTATCAATCCGCTGTTTTTTTTTGCAAACTTTTCGACAGCTTAATGAGGAGTTTACAACCCTTTTTGAACAGTCAGGAGGTGGAGCAGGTGGAGCAGCAACGCAGGGATTTTTTGCAGCGTTTGGATGGCTATATCAAGCCAAATTGGTTTCTGAATTCGAGGCTGTAAGTTTAGAGCAGGTATGGAATTTGAAGCCGCGTCAGTTCC